TAATTGCAGCAAATTTGTTGGTTTCTTATTTTGGCCCTTGGTTTAGTATTATTAATGCTTTTGTGCTTATTGGCTTAGATTTAACCCTAAGAGACAAAATACACGAACTTTGGAAAGGTAAGTGGCTGCCAATCGGGGGTTTAATTGCTACGGCAAGCATAATTTCCTATTTGCTTAATCCAGCAAGCGGAATGATAGCGTTTGCAAGTTTTATAGCATTTTTGGTTGCCATGTTGGTTGACACGGTTGTTTACCAGTATTTAAAAGATAAACCTTGGGCCGTAAAATCAAACGGATCTAATGTAGCTGGGTCAATGGCTGATTCTGTTATATTCCCAACAATTGCCTTTAATGCTTTAATGCCTGAAATAGTTGCTATGCAGTTTTTAGCTAAAGTGTTTGGTGGCGCAGTTTGGGTATTTATTATTAGTAAATTTAAAAAGGACTAAAATGCCACTAATTAAGTCAAAACTAGAGAAAAACGTAAGTAAGAACATAGCCAAAGAAGTTCAGGTTGGTAAACCTCAGAAACAGGCAGTTGCGATTGCCCTGAATGTAAAGCGTGAAGCAGAAAAGAAAGCCAAGAAGAAATGAAAGCATCTTTAGCCGTTCATTTACTAATTGCGATGGGAATGGATGAACATCTATTCATGAAGTGGCAAGCAAGCAAAAACCCCAAATCAACCAAAAAAGGCCCAGGCCGTAAACATAAACAAGGAAAGTAAATGTTTAATTTTCAACACGAAGTCCAAGACGTAAACCTCATCATCACCGCTTTAGAGCATAAAGCCAGAGATATTCAATTGTTAATCCAAAAGTTAACAAAAGAAGCTAGTGCTCAATTGCCTGCACAAACAGTAGAGGCAACTGTAGTACCATCGACTGATACTCCCGCTAATAGTTAAATCCTATTAGAAATCAATTTCTTATAGCTTAAAACAATATGAGCGCAGGCGCACCAATCGGAAACAAGAACGCATCCAAATCAAGGATGTTTTCTGATCGTCTGCGAATGGTTCTAACGCAAGAGCCACATCGACTGAGGACGATTACCGAGCAGTTGGTTACAAAGGCTGAAGAAGGTGAACCTTGGGCGATTCGGGAATTGATGGATAGATTAGAAGGTAAAGCGATACAGGCTACATCGATAGAAAACGCTGATGGATCGCCTATTCTTAATAGTATTCAGGTATCGTTTGTAGCGCCAAATGGATCAGAATGAGATTAATACCGTTATTAAGAAGGCAGAGTTTCCTGTCAAACTTCAATGCCTTTTTGAGAAAAGCAGATACAAGTGTATATACGGGGGAAGGGGATCTGCAAAGTCTTGGTCTGTGGCCCGAGCGTTGCTCATCTTGGGTGCAAAGCAAGTCCACAGGATTTTGTGCGCCAGGGAATTCCAGAACTCCATATCTCAATCGGTACATAAGCTACTGAGCGACCAGATCGTTGAGTTGGGATTAATTGGGTTTTATGAGATAACCCAAAGCTCCATCAAGGGCGCAAACGGAACAGAGTTTAGCTTTGTTGGCCTGAAAAATAACCCCCACAATATTAAATCCTACGAGGGATGTACGATTGTCTGGGTAGAAGAAGCTCAGGCAGTAAGCGCAAGATCGTGGGATATTCTTATACCTACCATTCGTGCTAAAGATTCTGAAATCTGGATAACAATGAACCCAGAGCTTGAGTCCGATGCGACTTACCAGCGGTTTATTCTCAGTCCACCTGAAAACTGTATAACCCGAAAGGTTAACTGGTCGGACAATCCTTGGTTTCCAGAAGTCCTAGACCTTGAGCGCAGAACGCTACAGTCTAGGGACATTGAGGCATATAACACGGTTTGGGAAGGTTTATGCCGACAGACTGTGGACGGTGCGGTGTTTGCCCGTGAGATGCAAATGGCTGATTTGGACGACAGAATTACCAAAGTCAGGTACGATCCGACCAAGCCAGTTGTTGCTGTGTTTGACTTGGGATGGGCAGATTCAACATCTATTTGGTTTGTCCAGTTTATTGCACAAGAAATCAGGTTAATCCGCTATGTTGAGGACAGTCAGCAGACAATGTCGCATTACCTTGCGCTGATGCAAACTTTTGGCTATGTTTACGACACTTTATGGTTGCCACATGATGCACAAAACAAAACCATCGGATCAAACGGACGATCCATTGAAGAAATCGTCAGATCATCAGGATTTAAGACCAAAATCATCCCTAGAACTTCTATCGCAGACTCTATTAATGCAGCGAGAACTATATTCCAAAACTGCTACTTTGACCGAGATAATTGCTATGATGGACTCCAATGCTTAAGACATTATCGGTATGAGGTTGATCCAGACACCAAACAGTTCAGTAAAAACCCCTTACACGACCAATATTCCCACGGAGCTGATGCTTTTAGGTATATAGCTTTGGGCGTACAGGAAACTAGACCAAAACAACCAAAGAGGGTAAACTATGCTCCACCACAATCATGGATGGCATAAATGGCATTAAATCCACAAGAAACCGATTACGACCCCATCATCGATGAGGCAAAACAATTCTTAAAGTTTGCCAATGATGCAGACACCATGAACCGTCAGGAAGCTTTAGAAGACCTAAAGTTTGCATCTGGTGGGGATCAATGGCCTGTTGATCTACAAAACTCTCGTAACCTAGAATCCCGTCCAGTTCTAACAATTAACAAACTGGATGGATATTGCCGTCAGGTTACCAACCAACAACGTCAGCAACGCCCCAGAATTAAAGTTCATGCAACCAATACATCTGAAGATGCTGCCGAGGCCGAAGTCATTCAAGGTTTAATCAGGCACATTGAGGTCAATTCCAATGCTGACAATGCTTACGATAATGCTTATAACTACGCTGTACGCATGGGTTGGGGATATTGGCGAGTTGATCACCGATATATAAGAGAAGATTCTTTTGACCAAGAAATCTTTATTGATCCGATTGACAATCCCTTTACTGTTTACATGGATCCAAATTCCATTGCAGTAGATGGGTCGGATCAGGAGCGTTGTTTGATTACAACGATGATGCCCAAGAAGATATTTAAGGAGTTATATCCCGATGCAGATGAGACTTCGTTTACGCCAAGAGGCACAGGAGACACGCAAAGCGAATGGATTACAAGAGAAGACATAAGAGTAGCCGAATATTGGTACACAGTAAGAGAACCCGCAACGCTATATCAGCTCTCCGATGGTTCTACACGGTTTGCCGAAGGTAAGGACTTCTTTAAGCGCATGGAGATGGCGGGTCTGTTTGTTGTCAACGAGCGTAAATCCGTTAAAAAGACGATTAAATGGAAGAAATTAACAGCGATTGAGGTGCTTGAGGAGCGTGATTGGCCTGGATATTACATTCCGATCATTCCTGTTTACGGTCGTCACGTTGTTATTGGAGACAAGCGTAAGAAATTTGGTATGGTTCGCCATGCTAAAGATGCCCAGAGAATGTACAACTTCTGGGTGACTTCATTGACTGAGTCTGTTGCGCTTGCACCTAAAGCTAAATGGATCATGGCTGAAGGTCAGGACGAAGGACACGAGCTTGACTGGGCTGCTGCGAACATTAAATCAATGGCGACTCTGCGTTATAAGCAGACCGATATTGATGGAAACCCTGCGCCTCCTCCTCAAAGACTTCAACCAGAACCTCCTCCTGCTGGGGTGATGGCTGCAGCGCAAGAAATCAATAACGACATGGCAACGATCATTGGAATATATGACCCAAGCCAACAACTCCCAGGCAATATGTCTGGCAAGGCGTTAAACGGTCAGCAAATGCAAGTTGATCTGACCAACTTTGACTTGTACGACAACTTAACCAAGTCAATTGCTTATGTCGGCAAGGTAATATTAGACCTAATACCTAAGATTTACGATACAGAACGCATGATGCGTATTATTGGGGATGATGGCAAGCCTGAGTTACTCACAATTAACGAGCGCACCGCAGTTGGTCGGGTTAAGAATGACGTAACTGTGGGCAGATATGATGTGGTGATGGAAACAGGCCCAGGCTACAACTCCAAACGTCAGGAAGCGGTTGAGGCGATGATGCCACTCTTGCAAGGTAACGAGCAACTGTTTAACGCTGCTGCCGACTTGGTGTTCCGTAACATGGACTTCCCTGGCGCTGAGGTTATTGCCGACCGTTTAGCTGCGTTGAACCCAATGTCTCAGATCGACAAGCACTCTGACATACCGCCAGAAGCTCAGATTATGATCAAGGCAGCGCAAGGTCAGGCGCAACAAGCCCAGCAGCAGATGCAAGCTATGCAACTCGCTATGAAGCAACGCCAAGATATTGAGCAAGTTAAGCAACAGGCTGAAACGCAACGTGAATTAATGCGCCAGACTGCTAAAGCTCACAATACCGAATTGATGGCTGAAGCTAGGGTACACGATATTAATACCAAGGCGATCACGTCACAGAATAAGAGCGAGATTGAAGCTATCTCTGATTTATTACTGCATCACATGGATACGGCAAGACTTGAGAAAGAAATTGCAATGAGAAACCGTGAGCAGTACAGAGCGATTGAAGCTGCGGATCGTTCCATTATGCCGAATCAGTCGCAATAATTGACAGTATAATTACTTTCAGTTATATTGACTAAACCTTACCCATGAGGTACATGGGGCATATTCTTAGGGAAATCCTATGTCTAGTGAGAAAGAAGCATCGTCTGTATTGACGAGCGAAAATTCAGGCGAGTTTTATGCTAACAAATTAGGTTTAGCTACGGAGACGGTAACTGAGGCGGTTGAGAACACTCCCGAGCCAGTTGCAGAAGAACCGCAGAGTGAACCAGTTGCAGAAGAACAAACCAAACCAGTAGAGGAAGGCGAGAAAAAGCCTAATCCAAAACTTGAAAAACGGTTTTCTGAGTTAACAAAGCAACGTGAATTGGCTCGTCAGGAAGCTGAACGAGAGCGTCAAAGAGCTAGTGAATTAGAAGCACGTTTACAGGCATTAGAGAAGAAAGCCGAGCCTGAAAAGGTAGAGCAGACTGATCAAGAGCCGAGGCCGAGTGATTTTACCGATGCCTTTGAATATGCAAAAGCATTGGCAGAATATTCGACTGCTAAAGCGTTAAGAGAGAGAGATAGGGTAGAGGCCGAGCGCAAGGTAAACGAAGAACGCCAGAAGGTTATGACTTCATGGCAGACCAAGTTAGACCAAGCCAAAGCTGAACTACCTGACTATGACGAGATGATTGCTAGTGCTGGTGACATAACAGTTTCCGACCAAGTAAGAGACTCGATACTAGAGAGCGATGTAGGGCCAAAGATTCTTTACCATCTGGCTGAGAATCCCGAAGTTGCACAAAGGTTAAATAGTCTATCTTCCTCAAGTGCTTTAAGAGAGATTGGTAAGTTAGAGGCTAGGTTTGAAAAAACCGCAGAAGCGCCTAAGACTACTGTGAAAAAGAGCAACGCACCAGCGCCTATTAATCCGATTCGAGGTGGTACTAACGTTGATGTACCGATCACAGAAAACGGTGAGTTTACTGGGTCAATACATGAATGGAAGGCACTACGCAAATCTGGAAAGATTAGGTAAACAATTTATTTAAAAGGAAATCAAAATGGCAAATAATTTGCTAACGATATCTAAGATCACTAACGAAGCGTTAATGGTTTTAGAAAATGAACTCACATTCTCAAGTGAAGTAGACCGTAACTATGACGACCAGTTCGCTGTAGTTGGTGGCAAGATCGGCAATACCGTGAATGTACGCAGACCAGGACGCTTCGTAGGCGCGGTTGGTCCGGCACTTTCCGTAGAAGACTTCAACGAGACTTCAACACCAGTAACATTGTCAACACAGTTCCAAGTTGCAACTCAGTTCACAACTCAAGACTTGGCATTGAGCCTTGA